GTTACGGGAGTAGATTATCGATCTGCAATTACCAACCTTGCGCCCGGATCAATGGGAAATAGCGCAGCACCCAGCGAAAGTGAAAGTGCTTTCGATGGGGAGACGCTGGGGTAAGACCGTGTTAGGCGGTGCTATCTCACTTGCGACTGCTGCAAACGGCGGGAGCGTAGCCTGGATTGTGCCAACGTACAAGAATGGGCGTGCGCTTTGGCGGTTTGCGGAGAATGTAGTTGCGCCGTTGCGCAAGGCAAAGTTGGCGACTGTGAACAAGGCAGAACGCACAATCGAGTTTGTCGGCGGGGGCGTGTTTGGCATTCATTCAGCCGATAACGAAGACAGCGTACGCGGTGAAAGTTTTGACCTTGTTATTCTGGACGAAGCAGCACGAATTTCTGAAACAGCGTGGACGGATGCGATTCAACCCACGCTTGCAGATTTAGACGGGGATGCAATTCTGATCAGCACACCGAGAGGGCGCAATTGGTTCTGGCAGGAATATCAACGCGGTATCAGTGACGGCGTTTATCAGAAATCATGGACTGCACCTTCAAGCGCAAACCCAAACAAGCGTATTCAGAACGCGGCACAACGGGCAAAAGAACACGCCAACGAATTGACTTATCGTCAGGAATGGCTTGGCGAATTCGTGGATGCGGAAGGCTTGATCTTCCGGCGTGTACAGGACGCGGTATTTGGCGAAATGCTGGATGCGCCGGAGAAGGGCAAGCAATACAGCGCAAGCGTTGACGTGGCGGCTTCGGTTGACTTTACGGTCGTCACGGTTTGGGATGACGCTGCGAAAAAGGCAGTCTACATTGACCGATTCAACCGGGTGGACTTTCCGGTTCTGGAAGATCGCCTTGCAGCCGTATACAAGCGTTGGAATCTGCATTCGATGATTATCGAATCAAACTCTATCGGACAGCCGGTCATTGACCATTTGGGTGCGCGTGGACTGCATATCATCCCGTTCACAACGACCAGCGCGTCGAAGCAAAAAATTATTCAGGGATTGCAGGCTGGCTTCGAGAATAGCGAAATCAGCATTCCGGATTATCCGATATTGATTGGCGAATTATTGAGCTTTGAAGGCAAGCGGAATGCGAGCGGAACGTTTGCATATTCAGCGCCTTCAGGGATGCACGACGACACGGTTATGAGTTTAGCGATCGGCTGGGATTCATTGAACAGCGCTGGCGTTATTTTGTGGATGGATTAACAGGAGTATCTATGGCAGAAACTTACAAGGCAATAACAAACATTCCTGGCTGGGTAGACCTCCTGACAAGTGACGGCGTGCCTGATTCTATTGCGGCGTTGTATTCGCGTGTGCCGATCCTATACCGCGCCATCCAGTTGCGCTGTGACGCTTTATCGACCGTTCCGTTCCGGCTGGTGAAAGGCGAGAGTGAGATCGAGTGGCAGTACCCGACTTCGCTGTCACGCCTGCTTTGGCAGTGGGAAGCTGGCTTGCTATTGCGAGGGGCAGCGTACGGTGAAATCATTGCGAACAAGAGCGGGATCAGGAAAGACATCCAGTATCGCAATCCGTTTGACATGAACGTGCAATACATGAAAACCGGCGAACTGGTGTTCAAGCAGAACAGCAGTGGGGCGACATGGACGAACGACCTACGGGCTGGTAAGTATGAAATGCTCTACATTGCCGAATATGACCCGACTCAAGACATTCTGCCGGGCGTGGGTGCTGGTAGGGCTTCCACAGTTGACGCGAAGTTGCTCTATGCTTTGAGCAAGTTTCCGGAAGTGTACTTTGAGGGTGGGGCAATGCCGGTCACGCTGTTAGGTGTTGACACGAACGACCGGAACGAGATCGAGCGCATTCAGGACTGGTTCAGGCGTTCTGCTACCACGATTCGCAATGCGTTCCGGGTGTTGGGTGTGAGAGCGGGTTCTATCCAGCCGACCACACTTACTCCGCTATTGAAAGACCTGGCATTCATCGACTTATCCGAGATAAGCAAAAAGAATATCGCAATGGCATTCGGCATCAAGCAGACCATGCTTGACAGTGAAGCGGCAAACTACGCAACCGCACAGGAAGACAGATTGAGTTTCTACGAAGAAACGATCAAGCCGCGTTTGCAGCTTTACGAAGACGCGTTGAACGAGCAGTTGTTTGCACGTGACAAGATAAAACTTGAGTTCCAGTTGAACGAACTTGACATCTTCCAGGAAGACGAGAACGAGCGAGCCGATGTGCTGAACAAATTGACGGCATCCGGCTTACCGACCCGCCTTGCGCTTGACCTGGCTGGTTTTGTGTTGAGCGAAGAGCAGGAAGCGTTATTCAGCGAGCAGGAAGCGGAAACACAGCCGGGAGACGAGCAGACGACCG